ATATGGAGCGGATGGCGCAGGCTTTACAGGAGATACGCAAAACCAGGCGGGAGGCAAAGGACAGCAAAGCAAAAGCAGAACCCGTGATGCGGTGGATCAAGGAAAACGGGATAATGCGAGCAAGTCTGGAAAATATGCTGGGAGAGCTGCGCAAAGTGGAAAAGCGGATTTTAAACAGAAGCTATACAGCAAAAACAAACATTTTAGAGGAGACATTAAAAAACAGGCGCACAGAGACGGAGTCGTCGAAACATCCGGACGGTTTTGGGGAGTTCTTAAAGCTTACAAAAGAGTATAGCGGTCTTCCTGTGGTGGCGATGGTAGACGGGAAGATCGTGGAGGATGAAGGATACTGGATGGGAAGATGGGGAAACTGCTGCATAGATAAATACAAAACGCTTAAGGATGGGGAAATCCTGCTATATTATGACCAATGCGCCAGCCCGGATATCCCATATCTATTCGAACAGTTCTTTGATTATGCGGAATGCGGCATACAGAAGGACATGCCACCCGCCCGGACGCTTGAGATAATGAAACAAAAAATAGATGCGTTAGACTGGACGGAAGCAATCTTTGTGTACATTGACACGCCGGAAATCACGGAGGAGCATATGGATGAAAAAGAAAGGGTTTGATTTAAACAGTCTGTTAAACGCAAAATCTCAAGGGGCAGCAGTGCAGGGGGACGCGGAGTCGGAGCCGCAGGATGCCTTTTGCGTGGAAATGATCGATGTGGATGACCTAATTCCAAGCAGGAACAATTTTTACAATACCGATGACATCGACCAGCTGGCAGAGGCGATCGAGCTTTCCGGGATTGAGCAAAATCTGACGGTAAAACCAAAAGCGCATGGGAAATACGAGGTCATAGCCGGACACAGGCGCCGCCTGGCTGTTTTAAAGCTGGTAAGTGAAGGGAAAGAAGCATACAGAAAGGTGCCTTGCCGCATCCGAAAGGAATCCGACCACATCAGAGACCGACTGACGTTAATCTTAACGAACAGTACCGCAAGGGAACTGACGGATTGGGAGAAAGTCCAGCAAGCAAAAGAATTAAAAAACGTTTTGCAGGAATATAAAAAAGCGCTGGCAGAGGAAAACAGGGAAAGGCCGCAGGGAGATAAAATAAAAATCGGCCGCATCCGCGCGCTGGTAGCGGATATGCTGCATACATCCGAGACGCAGATCGGCCGCATGGAAGCGATAGACAAAAACCTGTCCGGCGCGTTTAAAGAAGAAATGCAGAAAGGAAACATCGGGATTTCCGCAGCGCATGAAATCAGCCGGTTGGAGGAAGCGGAACAGCAGAAAATGTATGAGCGGTATGCACAGAAAGGGGAACTGCATTTAAAAGATATCGATGCAGGGCAAAAAGACACACAGGATCGGAAAGACATACAAGACCGGAAAGATGCACAGAACCATAAAAATGACAAAACCATTCAGGAAGATATGGAACAGATACAGGGTGAAACAACCATGGAACGGCAGAACAAGGAGGTGCAGGAAAAAGAAGAGGCTGCTATACCAGGCCAGATGGAAATATATGATTATCCGGAATATCTGCCGCAGGGCGAAAAAGATTTTTTGAACCGGACAAAAATCCGGGATGATCTGGAAGATCCGCCGCAGGAAGTGGACAAAAATCCGGATTTTGACAGCTGGATCGTAAAAAAATATGGGATGCATCTGCATGAATGCATAGAGGACGCCGTTGGGGAAGTGATTCTTCAAGCATTGGAAGCGGATGAAAACCAGGTCCTTTACCCGGAATTGTTGGAAGAACAGTTAACGGATGTTCTATCAGAATGGATCAGGCAAAACACGGAGAAATATAAACAGGATCTTGTCCGTTCGTAGATGTTTCGGATTCTCTAAAAAAACGAGTGGAAAGATGCAATTTGGCAGGAAAACAATGGCTGCATGAGAGCCGAAAGATTATGAGGAGGCGGAGGATTGAAAGCGATCACAATTTTACAGCCGTGGGCGTGGCTGCTTGCTTCAGGAAAAAAGCATTGCGAAACGCAGCCATGGAAAACCGATTACAGGGGAGAAATTCTTATCCATGCAGGAAAAAAGGATTTTACAAATGCCCTGCGGCAAACGATTTTAGAGGAAAGGTATATGCGCAAGGCTGGGGTGTTTGACACGGAAATGATAACTGGTGCAATCATTGGAAAAGCAAAGCTTGTAAACTGCGTGTTTGTGGATGAAGCAATACAGGATCTTATGAGAAAACAGCATATGCAGGAATATGTATTTGGATATTTCGTGAAATACCAGTATGCATGGGTATTTGAAGAGGCGGAGCTGTTTGAGCGTCCGTTTCCGACAACAGGAAAACGGGGATTGTGGGAATTTGATGAAAAGATGTGTTTAAAAAGGATGGAATGACCGGGGAGACCGCAGTACAATATCCGTTTCATATAGAACAGGTGGCAGCAGTCCGCATCGGGCAAAGAATTGATATCATATAACAAATTCCAATTGAAAGACATTTGTGAGTCTGGCATTGAAAAGGAGAGCGCTTTCGCAACTCCCCCATCCATAGCTTGATATATTATATCTGATTTCAGGCAATATATCAAATAAAAATTGCGGAGGGCGGAAGTATGTGTGAGCAGAGGGCAGATATAAAAAGAATTAGGAAAGATGGTAAGAAAGCAGATAAAGAACATACGGATATTATATCAGCGAAAGAGTATCTGCAGCAATTGTACCGGATGGATGTGGTCATCAGACAGAAAATCTTAGAAAAAGAGGATTTAAGAAAAATATTTAAAAATACTGTATGTCCTGAAATATTTCAGAAAAGAAATTATGCATATCGTATTTATTCATGTTCTGGATATGAGGAGAAGGTCAGAAGGTTGATTGCGCTTGAGGAGGAAATTGACAATATGCTGGAAAAGTTCATGAATCAGAAACATATAATTATTTGTCAGATCCATGATCTGAACAACGTAAATCAGATAAAGGTTTTGTACAGGAGGTATGCAAGATTTGAAAAATATGAGCAGATTGCAGCAGCATTGAACTTTTCTGACAGAAATATATATGCAATTCATGAGCATGGTCTGCGCGAATTTCAAAAAAAACATATGATAAAATAATCTTTGCATTTTTTTTCAGTATGGGTGTGTGTTAGTATTGCAGCAAGAAAACAGGTTACAGAAAGCCATTTTCTGTAACCTGTTTTTAGTTCCTGAAAGAAGGTGCATGCATGGGTAGGGCAAGAAAATTTAGAAGTGTTAAAGCGCTGGAAGAAGCGTGGGAAGCGTTTAAACTGGATTGCGATAACCAGATAGTGCTTACCCATGATTTTAGCTCTAAGAATTCTGAGTTTGTAAGTAAAGATTTAAAAAGAAGCGTAACTTATACAATTGAAGGATTTTGTGTGTTTGCAGGAATTTCAAGAACATCTTTTTATGAGAATTATGCAAATGATGAGCATTATGCTGACACGGTTACGCGCATGAGGGAGGAATGTGAAGTTGACGCTCGTAAAAAATTTGAATTGCAGATAATACCATCACAGCTTGCAGGATTATGGATGTCAAATTACGGATATTCCATGAAGAATGATTCTAATATAATTGGTTCAATTCCCGTTGTAATTTCGGGAGATGATAAGCTTGAGGATTGATTGTCGTAATGTACATTTGCCAGATATTGTTGGCAAAGGCTATGGTACATATTGGAAGTGGCGCGGGCGTTACCGTGTATGCAAGGGCAGCAGGGCAAGCAAGAAGTCAAAGACAACTGCGTTGTGGTTCATTGTAAGCATGATGAAATACAAGGATGCAAATGCACTTGTAGTCAGAAAGGTATATAGAACTTTAAAAGACAGTTGTTTTACCGAATTGAAATGGGCGATTCATCGGCTTGGTGTTGACGAATTTTGGGAAATAAAAGAAAGTCCCTTGGAACTAACCTATAAACCGACAGGCCAAAAAATTTATTTTAGGGGACTGGACGATCCTTTAAAAGTGACCAGTATTACAGCCGAGAAGGGCTATTTGTGCTGGATGTGGATTGAAGAGGCATATGAAATAAGTGATGAAGCTGATTTTGATATGCTGGATGAATCCATACGAGGTGCCATACCGGAGGATACAGGGCTTTTTAAGCAGGTCACGCTTACTTTTAATCCATGGAATGAACACCACTGGATTAAAAAGCGGTTTTTTGATAAGCCGGGTAATCAGACGCTTGCCATGACCACTAATTATATGTGTAATGAGTGGCTGGACAAATAAGACTTGGAAAAGTTTGAAGATATGAAAGTAA